ATGGAGTAAAAGTTTTACCATGGACTGTTAATTCAATAAAAGTATTTAATAAATTAAGTAAAATGGGAATAGATGGAATTATAACAGATTATCCCCATTTAATGACAACACTTCCAAAGTGATTTTTATTAATAAAACTTACTTATTTAACAAAAAGAACAAAATAAATAATCAAGGCATAAATATAATTTCACTATTCAATAAAACTTACCCACTCAGCTATTACTTCTTTACTAACATTTCGAGACTCTAATTCATCAATTACCACCTCCCGGTGCTTCTCCACTGAATACATATTCTGCTCTTCTAATTTTAACTTTTCAATTTGAATTATATTTCCGATTTGCTCAGAATCGGAAATATGAATACTAACGCAATCACTATAACCATTCAAACAATTTATTAACCGAGACATACGACCTGTATAACACTTACACTGAGAATCAACCATCTCATCATTCAAAATTCGTTTTATTTCACTACTTTCTACATGTATATCCGCGACCGACAACACACACCTTAGCAACTCTTCAAATGTTACCTGAACCACTGAGTGAACTGTTGTATCGTCCATGTATTCCATTAACAACTGCTTAACGGTTTCCATTAATACACTATCATTCACAATATAGTCACGAACATTTACTATAGTTGGCTTTAATCCCATTAGTCGGGCAATGGATGTTCGAACACACTCTTGCACATGATGATTATGAACATTTTGCGAATCATTGTAAACGCCTTGACTTGTTTTAGACCTATTTAAAAATCGTTGGATATTTGGAGCAATATACTCAACTGGATTACCAGTATACCATAAGTTTCGCAAAGTATTTGGTAACATAAATGCTAAAGTAGTAATTTGATTATTAGAACAATCTAATTTTTGTAAATTGGGCAACCCAAGTCCTTCAGTTTCCGTAATTTTATTATATTTACAAGATAATGTTTGTAAATTGGGCAACTCAAGTCCTTTAATCTCCGTAATTTGATTATAAGAGCAATATAATTCTTGTAAATTGGGCAAGTTAAGTCCTTTAATCTCCGTAATTTGATTATAAGAGAAATTTAATTCTTGTAAATTGGGCAAGTTAAGTCCTTCAATTGTAGTAATTTGATTAGAATAGCAATGTAATATTTGTAAATTAAGCAACTCAAGTCCTTCAATTGTAGTAATTTGATTATGAAAACAATATAACTCTTGTAAATTGGGCAATTCAAGTCCTTCAATTGTAGTAATTTGATTATTACCACAATATAATGTTTGTAAATTGGGCAACTGAAGTCCTTCAATTTCTGTAATTTGATTATAAGAGCATTGTAATATTTGTAAATTGGGCAAGTCAAGTCCTTCAATCTCTCTAATTTGATTATTACCACAATATAATGTTTGTAAATTGGGCAAATCAAGTCCTTCAATTGTAGTAATTTGATTATGAGAACAATATAATTCTTGTAAATTGGGTAATTTAAGTCTTTCAATTGTAGTAATTTGATTATGATAACAATATAATCTTTGTAAATTGGGAAACTCAAGTCCTTCAATTATAGTAATTTGATTACTATGACAATTTAATACTTGTAAATTGGGCAAGTCAAGTCTTTTAATCTCCGTAATTTTATTATATTCACAAAATAATCTTTGTAAATTGGGCAAGTTAAGTCCTTCAATTGTAGTAATTTGATTATTAGAACAATTTAATACTTGTAAATTGGGAAAGTCAAGTCCTTTAATCTCTGTAATTTGATTATTAAAGCAATTTAATACTTGTAAATTGGGCAAGTCAAGTCCTTTAATCTCCGTAATTTGATTACGATAACAATCTAATCTTTGTAAATTGGGTAGATTATTTAACACTAATGAACCTTTAATATTACTATAAGAAATATCTAAGTGAGTTACCTTTGTATTTTCAGGACTTCCTGATACCCCCCACTCATTGTATTCATTTATCCCCCATTTTACGGTTTTAAGTTCATTTACAATTTCCATAATTTATAAATAATCATTGTTTGATGATAATTATGATAATAATTAAATCATTTTTTATTATGCAAATTTTAACAAAAAAAATATTTATTTAAACGTGGTATATATAATCACCATTACTATTCAAATATTAATTCTATACAAATACATGCAATTACATTTATTCAAATATTTTTTATCCATTCAAACATTTTTATTAACAGAGACATTCGACCTATATACAACTCACACTGAGGATTAAGTATTTCAAAATTTAAATTTTCTTTTATGTTAGTACTTTTATCAAATAAAATAGTTTTATATAATTTTTAACAAAATAAAATTTATATATTATATATTTAATATGCCTATTAAAGTAATTATTGATTGTAGTGGAAAAATAGTATCAAAAAATGGTATGTCCGAAAAAACAGGAGTAACAGTTGATGATATATGTGATAATTCTTTAGAATACTATAAGTATAGTCTTCCGGTTGGTGAAATATGTATTAAAAAAATATTAGATTGTCCGGTTGCTCCCAGATGCTCAACATGCACATATAATATATATGGGATTAAACCAATCATAAAAAAACTTACATATCGTCAAATATATTCAATTGGTATTCGTCAACCATCCAATGTACGAACTTCCCGAATTGCCTCGCTTAATACATATGATTGCAATAGCGCGTGCAAACCGCAAAACAACTTAAGTGACCGCACAACTTCAAGTATAAGTGTATCCCGAGTAAAGCGTAATAGTAGTAGTACAAGGCACACAAAAACCGCCAATCGCCCTGGTGCTATGACCCCTGGAGGTATTGGAGTTGATCAAAAACACGGTTCATACGAACGTTATTTAAACGCAAAAAAAGGACGTATTATTATTGAAGGATTGAACAAAAATTGAGTAATATTATTCAGTATAATAATTAAATAATTTTTTTCGAAATGTTTGTATATAGTTATCAGTAAATACATGTGTTTTAATATATGATGGTGTTAATTTATCGGTCAACATATGAATAATAAAAAACAAAGAGTACATTCCACATTCGGTGTCCCCTCGCTGATGTTCAATATTTTCATTACTGTCAATTTTAAAGTGAATAGGTTGAGGTAATTCCTTCCCCTGTTTACATATTCGTTTAATAAAATGATTTACTTCTTTTGGCATTTTATTACCAACACTATCATAAAAAAATATTTCGCATTTTTTAATATTAATAAATAATGAAATCCAATGTTCTCCAGTTTTACAGTGTGGGTCTGTATTAAAAATAATACCTATTTTACTTTTTTTTGCGTCCAAATAACTTTTTAAATTAAATGTACACATTTTTGTACATACACATGTATTATCTATTTTATTTGTATCACGAGAATCAAAGTCAATTGGTGTCGGGCCAATAAACTCAAAACAATCATATGCGTTTTCATATTGACTCATTACTTTATCAATATCCAAGTTTGACAACCACTCATTCGGATTTGAATGCCACTTGTTTGGGTATTGTGGTTTGAAATTATCGGACAAATACAATGAATATAAAGGTGTGGTAGATAAATTAATACTGCCAGTATGATTATTTTTCTCCAATTGTTTTATCCAACATATTTCATTATTACACATATTTTTTAAAAGTATAGATAATTTACGGTGTATTTTTTTAGGAGAAACTTCAGTAATTTTGTTCATTGGATTTTGAGAGTTCCATAATTTCTTTAAATCAATCAGTGAATCATTTGTATAACACGTGTAATCATTTATTTCTCCAGGTCGTTTTGGTGCACACTTATATTTATCATAAAGAGTATTATCTCCCCTATGTTTTCGTTTATATGTTCTACGATGCTTATTGTTTCTCTTGTGGGTTTTTTTATTTTTTCTATTTTTAGATTTAGTTTTATATATAGTTTTAAATTTAGGCTTAGACTTAGACTTAGTCTTGGGCATATTATATATTAAACAGTTATATTTATTTCTCAATATAATTATTTATTTTGTGAATAAAAAATGATTTAAATATATATTTGATTGTGTGTATAACTACATATGGATAAATACAGTGCAATTGTGTATGGTGATGATGTTGTTAAAAATATTCCTACCAAAAAAATACATGTTCCAAAGCCTATTATAAAGTGGGTTGGTGGAAAAACACAAATCATAGATAAACTTATTGTAGAATTTCCAATTGAAATAAATAATTATCGTGAAGTATTTGTAGGAGGCGGAAGTGTGTTATTAACTTTACTATCTTATGTTAAAAGTGGATTAATACACATACATGGTAATATATACACGTACGATTTGAATGAACCATTGATTTATATGTATAAAAATATACAAACTCATCATACAGACTTATATGATAGACTACAGCATATTATTATGGAATTTAATGAATGTGGCAATGGAGAAATTAATAGAACCCCAATAAATATTGAGGAAGCCAAAATAGCAAAAGAAAATTATTATTACTGGACAAGACGTGAATATAATAATTTATCTGTCGATGATAAAACAACTATATTGGGTTCGGCTATGTTTATTTTCTTAAATAAAACATGTTTTAGAGGTATATTTAGAGTTGGGCCCAATGGATTTAATGTTCCATATGGACACTATAAGAATCCAGAAATTATAAATAAAGACCATCTTAATGAAATACATAATTTAATTCAGCCTGTAATATTTGAATGTTGTGATTTTAATACATCGCTAACAACTGTTGAACCTAATGATTTTGTATATCTTGACCCCCCATACGCACCTGAAACCGATACTTCATTTGTTGGATATACAAAAAATGGATTTAATATTAATAATCACACTAATTTATTTAATTTAATACATATTTTAACCAATACAAACAAAAAAATGATGTTGAGTAATGCTGATGTACGTTTGGTGCGTGAAAACTTTATAAATGAAAAGTATAATACAACATCTATTTTATGTAAAAGGTCTATTAATTCTAAAAGCCCACATGCAAAAGCAAAAGAAGTTATCATAAAGAATTATTAATGATGAATTATTGAACAATTGGTAATATAGGTAAAACTAATTCACTGAATTTTATATATTCAATATTCCATGTACTTGCTAAATCTAATATTTGTTTCGTTTTGTTAGTGACATTTTCTCCGAAATATTTAGTTTTTCCATTAGTAAGTTCTTCCTCTTGATTTGCTACACAAACGATTCTCAGGGGTTTTCCGTATAATTCAGGTATATTTTGATATTTAATCCATGTTCCATATACTTTTTTCTCCTGCTGTTCCATCTGTCCACCAATTAGAAGTCTTTACCTCATAAATATATTCATCAGATTCCCAGTCAGGTTCAAATCCATCTTTACGTTCCACTTTTTTGGGGTTTTCTCCACGCAATTGAAGTACATCATATACCAGCTGCTCACCTAATAACGTTGACCATTGACCGTTATTGGTTTGTTGTATCATATCATTACCCCATTTTTTTTCGGCTTCTTGGCATTCTTTTTTTTGTTGGGCTATAGTTATTCCATATTTCTTTTGTATTTTGCGCGGTTTCGTTGTAGCCCATATAATACGACGCGATAGACTGGTTTGACGAGCCATTTTATTATTGACATCTTTTTCAATCTTGTTGACTTCTTTAAGTTGATTAGCAGCAGTTTTTTTAGCCTTCTTTTCAATTTCTTTGAGTTGTTTAATAACATTCTTCGTGGCTTCATTTTCAATCTTCTTAGCTTTATTTTTAATTTCTTTGAGTTGTTTAATAACATTCTTTGCGGCTTCCTTTTTAATCATCTTAGCTTCATTTTCAACTTCTTTGAGTTGTTTAACATCAGCCTTCTTAGTGAATTTAACTTTACTCAAAATTATATTTTGTTGTGTTATCATTTTAATATGAATTGTATTTAATTTAAAAAGCTTCATTTTTTTTATGTTAATAAGTAATGGGTTACATATTAACATAAGTTTTTCTCTCACTCTTTTTATTATATTTTTATAATGATTAAACTCATTTACATATAAAATTGAGTTACTCAATACATGCTTCATTTTTTGGATGTATTTGTGTTTTTGTTAGCGTTATTTTGTTTATATAATGTGTTTAACGCCTTTTAGGTCTACCACGTTTTTTAGGCGAAGACAAATCATCAAGGTCTTCAATATCATCAAGATCATTAAGACTCATTTCTTCTCCTTCATTTAAGTTAATATCAAGTTCTTCACCGTCACTATAATCATCTTCTTCATCATACTCACCATCATTATCATCATCGTCCTCTTCATCTTCGTCTTCGTCGTCGTCATCGTCATCATCACGTTTGTTCCATTTTTTACCTCTTCCCCGTCCCCGTCTTTTTTTAACAGGTTCTTGTGAAGCATATATCCATGCAATAACACCCCCAATTCCTAAAAGACTTGTAAGTCCTAATATAGCTGTATTATCACTCATGTTATTTTATAGTTTATAACTAAATTTTATATTCACAATTAAAACGCAATAAACAAGCAAAACAATATAATTGTTAAAAAAAATGATTGTATTATTATTTAATAAATACAAGTCATATTAATATAAATATGAACACAAATAACGAAGTTAATACATACTCATTGTATACATATTATAATACAGATATGGACACAGATAATGATGAAAAAACATTATTTATTATTCCTAAATTTGGAGTGGATGACCCAAACGAAACACCTCATGTATACATTAATGAAGAATATACAACACTGGGATATAACGACTTTGCTGAATACTGTGTAATAGAGCTTAATGAATGTGGTCAGCGTAGAATTGAAGAAGCTTGGGCTTATTTAATTCCCATTGTATATAAATTTCCAAGTACACAACAATATATAAAAATCATACACGATTCTTGTTCAATGCATCCAATTTCAGTACTATTCTCTGAAAAACAATTTAGTTCAGATATAACCGACAATACTAAGTTAATTAGTAATAGTAACAACATAATAATTACGTCAATATCTGAACTATATAATGAGTAAAAATTGCTAACTCAATTTCTTCTTCATGTATTGTATTAAAAATCATAATAAATTTACATATTAAAGGAATAATATTATATTTTTCTGTCTCTGTTAATGTTTCAGTATGTTTTACATATAAAAAAAAATTATTTAAAATATCAATTACTGAATACCCATCGTCGCAAATATTGTTCATATTATAAATAGCAGTTTGTATATTATTTTTTCGACAATGTTCAATATATGTATCAAAAATAAAACAATGTATATCTGTGCATAATTCAATAGCCATATCATGGTCAATTGGGGAATTCATAATTTTTATTTTTTCTAAATACCCCAGCATTGTTTTAATATTATTGTCAGATATGTTAACAATAAATTCGAGTGCTTGAGGTGAAATTTTTAAGTTATCTGTTTTAATTACATTATTAGCTAATTTTCCCAAAACATCACGTTTAATTTGGGGAAGTTTTACAGAAATAAGTCGAGATTGAAGCCCTTCATTTACTTTATGGCTATTTGCACATGAAGCAACAAATTGAATATTATGAGAATACTTATCAATTGAAATGCAGAATAATTGTTGACTTTGCTCCGGAATAAAATCTATATTATCAATAACAATCATTTTCTTCTTTCCTGGAATAGTAGAACGCGATTTACAAAAATCCTGAACTTGAGTTTTATAATAATTAATACCATAATCATTAAGATTATTAATATAAAGTAAATTAAGATTAGTATCATCCGTTTTAGAATAATAACTTGAAACAATTGTATTTAAAATTGATGTTTTACCAACTGCTGTTCCCCCAATAACAAGAAGCTTAATTGATTCCATACTTATAATAGAATTAAGTGTATAATGTGTTGAATCTGGTAAATAGTAATCGTCAAGTGTTTGTGGTTTAAACCGAGTTGTATATAAGTCTTCTCCAATTTGTGTCATATTTATTATGTATAATAATTTATTATGTATAATAACTTCTTCTCTCCTTATATTATTTGTACAGGATTTATTAATTAAATTCTGTATTTTTATAAATGTCCTGTATATTCCATTGCTGCTTTTGTAATTTTAAGCTTGCGAGTAATATTATCATGGTTTTGTTTGTATTTTGACCAACTAATATTTTTTGCAGGAGGCGGTGCAATTACTCTTGATGTTTGTTTATTTCCATTAGAATCAATCATATCAGCTGTTGAAAGAACGTCATCAATATATAATGATTTAGCCAGAGTACCAAATTTAAATGCTCCTTCATGTTGGGATAGGGTTCCATTCTCAATTTCTTCAACAATGCTAATAAATTCTTCTAATGTACCCATATCAACATCGTCTTTAAGAATTTTATGAAAAAGCATAGAATAATACTTATATAAAAAAGGACATTGCTCTTGGCATTTTTTAAACATTGGGCTTGTCATAGAAATATTACTATCGCCCTTAAATGCATGGTCCGTTTTAATTTTCATCATTGTATCAATATTTTTTCGAAGTGTAACACTTTGTTTAAGTGTTCGAATCATATCAGTTTGGTCAACGACATTGTTTTGAGCAATTAATTTATCAAGTTCTTGTTTTTGTTCTGCGTTCATAAAATATAATAGTAATCAATATAAAAAGCGTTTATATTAAAAAATAAAAAAGTTAACTTTGTATTTAATTTATTTTAACGGTTAAAAATATTAAACGGAATATGGCGCGTTTTTTAAGTATTTTTCTAATTCTATTTTACGATTTTTAAAATTGGACATTTATAAATGTCCATATTTGAGTTTTATAATTACAAATTGGAAATTGACTTAAAAACGTGGAAAAATGGCGCTCTTAGGTTAAAGGTTTGGGAAATAATTTACAACTTTTTATTTTGTTATGCAAAAATAAATTATGGGCCAATTTAAAATATGTTAAAATTATTCGGCATTTTTTCTTGTTCGAATTTTTTTGAACAATTCGAACATATTTGCTTTATTATAAACTAAAATATTACTATATTATAAATATCATTGCTATTAACATGGTATATTTATAATTTATTTTAACACTTTACCAAAGCATAAGTATTTGTTCGAAAAAAAAATGCCGAAAAAATGCCACATCTAATAAGCTTTCGGTATTGTATTATAATATATAAATTAGTCAATGGTAAAAAAAGCGCTATTTTAAATTGGTGTTTTTAATGTTGTTTTTTTATAAAAATTAGGGTATTTTCAAATTATTTTCAAATTATTTTGAAAATAAATAATATCGTTTTTATCGTTTTTTGTCGTTTTTCTTTTATTTTTTAGTTATTAATTATTTTTTTATTCAATTTAGAATGTTTTATCATCTATCATTTTATCTAATATTTCCATATTTTTATTAAATTTTACAAATTTTTTTCTTGTTTTTTTTAAAAAAAATCATTACAAATTATACATTTTTTATAAAAAATAGGGTCAATTTCCATATATACAATATATATTTTTTATATAGATGTGTGGAATTATTGGAATATTAGGTTTAGATAATGATGCTATAGATATTATTTTAGATGGATTAAAACAGTTACAAAACAGAGGTTATGATTCAAGTGGTATATGTACGTTAACTGAAAGCTTTACAATTGAAAAGTATGCTTCTATTAAAACAAAGACTGCAATAAATTTGTTAGAAAGAAATAAACAAAATTTAAAAGTTTCCAATTTAGGAATAGGACATACCAGATGGGCAACTCATGGAGCTAAAACGGATGATAACGCCCATCCTCATTTAAGCTACAATAATAAAATAAGTTTGGTACATAATGGAATTATAGAAAATTACAAGATATTAAAAGATTTTTTACAAGGCAAAGGAATTGAATTTAAATCTCAAACAGATACGGAAGTGATAGTAAATTTATTAGCATACGAATATCAAAATAATGGAAATTTTTTAAAAAGTTTAGAAATAACTATTTCTAAGTTAGAAGGAACATGGGGGTTAGCAATATTGAATAAAGATGAACCAAATAAAATGTATTGTGTCAGACATGGTAGTCCTTTACTGGTTTCAAATAATGAAAAATATGCAATAGTTGCTTCTGAACAAAGTGGATTTTGTGGAAATGTTAATAATTACTTTGTTTTAGAAAATAATGATATTTGTATTATTAGTAAAGAGAATAATTCAATTAATATAAATACCAATTACAAATATGAACTTAAAGATACTGTAAAAAATAACTTTGATTTATCGCCTGAACCTTTTGAACATTGGACATTAAAGGAAATAAACGAACAAGTTGAATCTTCATTAAGAGCAATTAGTTTAGGAGGAAGGCTGTTAGAAGACGATAAAGTTAAGTTAGGAGGATTAGAAAATCATAAAGATATATTACTTAGAATAGATAATATTATAATTTTAGGTTGTGGCACTTCATATAATGCTGGTCTGTTAGGAGTCGACTATTTTAAAGATTTGTGTAATTTTAATACAGTCCAAATATTTGATGGAGCAGAATTTACAAAAAAAGACATTCCAAAATATGGAAGTACTGCATTAATTCTATTATCACAGTCTGGAGAAACAAAAGACTTACATAGATGTATTGAAATAGGTAAAGATAATAACCTATTTTTAATTGGTGTCATTAATGTTGTTGATTCTATGATTGCAAGGGAAAGTCATTGTGGGTGTTATCTTAATGCAGGAAGAGAAGTAGCAGTTGCATCAACTAAATGTTTTACATCTCAATGTATTTTAATGTCAATGATGGCAATATGGTTCTCACAAATTCATGAAAGTAACAATTTAAAAAGAATGACTTATATAAAATCTCTTCGAAAGTTATCAATAGATATCCGTAAATCTATCGTAGAATCAATAAAACATAAGGATATGTTTTTAAAAATTTTTAATGAAAGAAGCGTATTTATTTTAGGTAAAGGTAAATCAGAGGCAATTGCTAAAGAAGGGTCATTAAAAATAAAAGAAATATCATATATTCACGCAGAAGGTTATTCTGGAAGTGCGTTAAAACATGGTCCATTTGCTTTATTAGAGAGAAATGTACCTGTTATACTTATTGCTCCAGATAATGAACATTTATCTAAAATGAACAATGTTTATGAAGAAATTAAATCAAGAGAATCACCTATTTTATTTATAACAAATAAAGAGTTTGATAAAGAAAATATAATTATATTACCAAACAATGAAATATATAGTGACTTACTTTCAGTAATACCTTTGCAAGTTATGGCATATTATTTATCTTTAGAAAGAGGAAATAATCCTGATTTTCCAAGAAATTTAGCTAAAACTGTGGTAGTTGAATAAATTGAAAGATTTATTAAGTTATTTTTAATAAGTAAAAGTAATTATTGTCCTTTGATAATTAAGGAAAATATTAAAGTTTAATTTGCATATTGTAATATGTCATTGTTTAATGTAGTTGTTGTAAATAAATCATTTCCATATATTTCTTGTAACAACATCCACTCAAATAACCCACCTGTGTATATTTTTACTTTTTCAAATCCATAGTCAATCAACTGATTATATTTGACCCATGGACTTGTGTCTTTGCTATTTTTACCATAAATAATAATTTCAACCGTCTCGGTTGTTCGTCCTAAATTATCATGGTTTGACAAAATATTATCAATTACGTCTATTTCATCATTTGCATGAATAGATGATATAATTAAACACGATTGAGAAGGTATCGTTTCGTCCATTGTATTAATTATTATACTATTTGTATTTTCAATAGCATTTTGAACATACTCATATGTTACTAACTCATTTTGTTGTGGTCCACAATTTGATTTAAATAATTGATTGCCCATTGTATAAAATAATATATTTATTAAATATTAATTATTAAATAAATCAATCATTTTTATTTATAAAAATAGAGCGAATATCAAATAAAGATAATTAATTTTGTAACTATCTTCATTTTAGGTTGGAAATGTTGAACTATAATAATTTATATATTTTTAAATTATAAAATATTATAACATAAAAATGGTATTATTAACAACTTTTCATTATATATGTTTGTTCGCTGTAATTTTTATATTAGGTACAATTCGAACTATGATTGACCGAAATGAAACAATAAGAAACCAATCACTTGAAGCTAATATTATTCATAAATATCTTATGACCGCGAATCAACTTGAGAACAGCACACTACCAATTTTGTGGATACACGTTCCAACTGAAATAAACTCAAGACAATGGTTGAGTTATAGTGAAAGAAATAGTTATAATTTAAATCAACCATATTTACATACGACACTTAAATCTATTATTTCAAAATGCGAACAATCATTTACAATTTGTATAATTAACGATAATTCATTTGAGAAATTACTTCCTTCGTGGACTGTCAATATGTCTATTGCGTCCAATCCCATGTTGGGATATTTGCGAGATTTAGCAATGATGAAACTATTATATAAATATGGTGGTCTTGTTTGTCCAATTTCTTTTTTATGCCTTAAAAATTTGGATGAAATGTATAACATTGGAACAAATAATAATAAAACTATGTTTGCTTGTGAAGTACCTGATATTATAAATATAAATAACACATTTAAACGAAGTATGCGATTTTGCGGAGCACCTCCAAATCATGAACGAGTTGGTGCTTTTATTAATTATATTGAATACGAAATAACAGAAGACACCACATCTGAGACTGAATTTAATGGACGGTATGATGTATGGTTAAGCCGTGGGAAAAATAAAACAGAAATTACTGAAATACCCGGTACTCTTATTGGAACACAAACATTAGACAAAAACCCAGTATTAATTGATCATTTAATGAGTCAACAATATTTAAATTTAAGCCCAAATACAATGGGTATTTTAATTCCAGCCAATGAAATTTTATCACGCACTGCATATTCTTGGTTTGCTCGAATATCGGAAAGGGATGCACTAACAAGCAATACAATTATTGGAAATTATTTATTAATAAGTTCAGGTGAATGTTCTAATAGTAGTAATAATAATAATAATAATAGTGAGAATGTTGAAATTGTTACAAACCCAAAATGGATACCTTTTTGGAAAATACCGACAGACGCTCCTCTTTGGGGAGTGTCTTAATTATTAAATTAATACAGTATAATTGTATTTTTTTCCTATTCGTATAATATATATTAAGTATCTATTTATATGGACGCCGAAACCAGTCACAAATATATATATAATACAACGGTTGAGCTTTTAACAGTTAAACCCGATAGTATTGATTATTTTTCATCATCTAAAGAAATAAGCCGAAAGAAACGAAAGTTTTATAAAAAAAGAATTGTTCAACTCTTTAAAGAATTATTACTTGCTAAACCAAAAGATACTCAGCATATACATGTGCCTGAATCTATAAAAGAATTAATAAATACTCTTGTATTTGAATGTATTGAATACTTTGAAATGACTGATATAACTGATATTATTAATAAAGATAAATCCAATGCAGTTTTTGAAGATGATGATCCGTTATTTGGTCGTTGTAGTGATAATACTGATGAAAATGATTTAGAAGAAGAAGAAGAATTAATATATAATACATCTAATAATAATAGTAACACTGATATAGTATCAACACTTGATGATTTTGTTATACGTAAACCTATTAATATTTCGAGTAATTCCGATAGTACAACTAAATTACAAAGTGATAATGAAAAAGATTATGACTATGCCCGCATAAAGCCGATTAATTTATATGATTTAACATTAAAAACAAAAGGGATAACCAAAATTAAAAAGGTTATTAAAATATAACTTTACTCAAAAAAATATAAGTTTTAATATATTATTAAACATTCAATTTTTTTATTTCTTTGAAAAATAAATTAAGGTCATCTTTATTAGTTCCTGAAAATGTAAGAATTGGAATACCATTTGAGTTTGGCATAATACACAATATAGCAGGTATTCCAGTTACTTGTTTATTTTTTTTGTAAAATGAGTACACATCTGTATTGTCATCAACATCTAAATCACAGC